TCTGCATTAGAAGACGCTCTTGACCTCCGTTGCTTCGGTGAAATTATGGCTGCAGCAATGGGTACAGACCCAAACCTAGCGTAGGGGATGGGGGCGATGAGCCCTTCGTTTGGGATGAAATCCCCTTATTAAAGTATGAAGCAGAAATATTAACTCAAGTTGGTGCTTGGAAAAGCCTAGAGGAGTTGGAAGACTCTTTAATCCTTCATGAGATGTTTTTACTTTATCGTGCATGCGCATATCATTTCTCAAAAGATGTGAAAGGTAGTGCGATTGCATTTGGAGGAGAAGTTGACTGGGATGACGATTGGTACGACCCAGAACCTTCTCGTAAAGCAGAAGATGTCATCAGAGCCTGGGATATTCCTCAGATGGCGATTGGGCTTGGCTATGAGTCAGGCATTTAATTTATTGCTTTTTTCTCCATATAATGTGATAATTATATTGGTACAACTATGGCTGATATAGATCTAATTATTGCGGTACATACCGATGGCATTAAGCAGGTAACTGATCTTAGTGCTTCTTTGCGACAGTTAAATACATCAATCAATGGTGTATTTGTGCCAATGGCAAAGATGGATGCTCATACCAGGGCTCTCAATAAAGCTCTTGGTGTTGGATCTAGGGGTGCTAGAGAACACGCTACATCTCTAAGACAACTTAAAGCTAATCAGCAAATTCTTGGTGCTGAAACCAAAAAACTTACTCGTGACATTAAGGCAATGCAAGCCGCAATGAAAGCGGGCGGTGCAACTGAGTTTATAAATCCTAGATCAATATCTCAGCTAAAAGAACTATCTAACGCATTAAAAAATGCAAAACTCAGGGCATTTAGTTCTGACATGCAAAATATCGGGTTGGGTTTAAAGAAGCTTGGTAAAGACGCTCAGTTCGTTGGTAGAAGCTTGATGATCAACCTTACAGCGCCATTTTCATTGATGGCTCGTTTTGGTCTCAAGGCTTTAATAGATATTGATAGAGAAGCAATTCGTCTAACAAAGGTTATGGATGGCGTTGCTATGTCTATTGAGCAAGCAATGGCTAAAACTGGTCAATCAGCAGATTCAGAACTCGTCAAGGAATTAACTCAAAACTATGAGTTCTTAGACAAGGCATTGACTGATGTTAGCGCTAAATATGGACTTGCTAAGTCGCTAACCGTTGGTCTTGCAGCAGACTTTGCTGAATTAGGTCTCGGTGCTAAAGAAAGCGTTGCCGCTATTACTAACTTAACAGCAGCAACCGAAAAGCTCGGTGGTATGGATATATCACAATCTCAAGACCTGGTTCAGGCACTTTACTTCCAGTCTGTAAGAGCCTTTGATCAGGCTGGAAGAGCGTTTGAGAATGCGGCTGCAAAAGAAGCGGCTGCTATTAGTGCAGCAACTGCTCAGCTCCAATTGTTTAACGCAATTGAAAACACTACAGCATTGACAATGCGTGACCTGGGCGATGCATTCCCAGAAGTTGCATCAATGGCAACAACATTTGGTTTGTCAATGACAGAGGCTGCTGCAATGCTAGCGCCAATGAAAGCCGCTGGTCTTGAAGTTGGTGCTTCAGCTAACGCTATTAAAGTATCTTTGCAAAGATTGGTTGCTCCGACAAAAGCTAATGCTGAAATGCTCGCCTCTCTCTCTGAGTCCTACAAAAATACCACTCAGGGATCGCAAGCATTTAATAATGCAACAAGATCTGGTCTTACTGGTTTGCTGGGAATTGTTGAATCTTTCACCGCTGTAAGGGATTCTTCTGCGGGCATGGAAGGCGCACTACAAATGATGGCAAAAATTTTCGGTGTCCGTCAGGGACCAAGAATGACGATTGCTATTCAGCAGCTCGCTCAGTTTAATGATGAATTGGTAAAAGCAGATCCTTTAGGTCAAAGCGTAGCTAAGACACTTGTTAACCTTGCTAACGGAGCAAGTAATAGCTCTAAGCTAGCTATTAAGAATTTTACCGACATTGGAATTGTTGCAAGAGTAGCAACGGCACAAGTTGGTCAACAGGTTGAAAATTTTGGTGTTGTTACTGCAAAAGATATTAAAGACGCTAACGCTGCTAGAAAAGCTGTTGCTGATGAAATATTAAAAGCTAACAGAGAAGGTCGTGACATCATGTCTGAGATCAGCACTGAAGCTGGTCGTTCAATGATTGTTGAGCTTGCTGGTTCTGCAAGCGCATCTGTGTTGGCACAAAGAGAGTTGGATGCTTCATTAAAATCTCTTGACATTACTGTTGCAAAAATTAAAAATAATTTTAAGCTATTTGCTGCTGATCTAATCAAGGGTATGAGACCTGCTCTTGAAAAGATTGCTGATATAACAAGTAATTTGATTACAAGATGGAATAACCTGTCTGATTCAACAAAGAAAACTATATCTATATTTATTCTTTCCTTGATGGGTGCTCTTGCCGCTATTGGTCCATTGATTCTTGCCTTTGGTACTTTAAGCTCCGTGACTGGGATTGCGATGAGAGGAGTGTTCAAATTCCTTCCAGACCTAAAAAAGATGGATGGTGGTTTTATTGGTTTAACAGAAACCATCAGAGGATTTGGAAGAGTTTCTGGTGACGCTTCTAGAAAATTTACTGATAGTTTTAACTCTGCATATGCATCATTTATAAATAAAAAAAGTCTCTTTGATGGACCAGGCGGTGCTATTACTTTAGGCAAGGCTGGTCGTGGTGGATTTGGCGCAATGAGTGCAGCCGATGAAGCATTAGCATCTAGTGCTAAATTTAGTAAATTAATAACCAAACCATTAGCATCAGAAATGCCAGTAATGGCTGGAGCAAAACTACCAGGCGTTACAGCGGCAATGGTTGATTCACAAAGAAAAGCTCTTGCAAAATCAATGGGTTATTATAAGCACGATATTGATGCTGCTGTCAAGGCAATGAGAGATCCAAAACTCTATGACGCTCTTAGTAAAAAAGGTAAAGAAATTTTTGGTCTTGGTCAAAGAGCGGTTCCTGCAGTTGGAGTTCCAGCTGGTCCATTAAATGCATCAAAAATTCAACTTGATCTTCAAAAGAAACTTAGTGATCTTTCAAAAAAGAGTTCGGCTGCTAGGTACAAGATAGAGAAAGATGTGTTTGACCTAAGAGTTGCTGAATACGAATTATCACGAAAAGAACTCAAGGCAAGAGGTATTGCTGCAAGAGATGAGTATAAGCGCTCATTAATGGGTCCATTCAAACCAAAGGGTCCAGATTTTGATCCATCCCTTTATACGGGCGGAAGAAAGTCGCTAAAGACAAGATTGTTTGAGCAGGCTGGTATTACATCAAGATTAGAAAAAGATTCTGGAGGCAAACTGTTTGCCCAGAGGATGTTTAGTGGAAGAGATATTAGCGACATTCAAGCAGCGAAACTTACCAAGGGTGGTTTTGGAGCAACGCTTACAAAACTAGGTTTGGGTAAAGAAGCTTTTGGAGAAAAGACTGGCTTAAGACTTAAGCAACTTATCCCAAGACCAAGATCTGTTAAAGAACTTGGCGGTGTCGCTACAGGTGGAGTAAAGAAAGCTTTTGGAGCAGTAATGGATAGTAACCCGATGATGGGTGCAAAACTAGGAGTTCAAGGTCTTAAGGAAGAGTTTAAAGCAATTGATGGCTCCGCTCCTAACACATTTAAAAAGATCTCAGCAGCTGTTAAGGGATTTACATCTGAATCTGGTAAGGCAAAGAAATTAATTGGGTTAATGAAATTTGGATTTGCTGGTCTTGGAGTAGGGCTTATTCTTGGAACTATTGCAGTCCTTGTTGTTACTGTAATGAGAAACTTTGAATCATTTAAGAAAACTGGTGAGAAGGGAATGTTTGCGCTCAAGAGAGTTCTTAAGATTTTGAAAGATACTCTGGGTGAATTGATTAGACCAGTAATTGATTTGTTTGCTGCATTTGGTTCTGGTAGTGAGCAGGGATCTAGCGCAGCCGAGGGTATAGGTAAAGCATTTACGGCTTTAATGTCTGTTGTTGAAAAAACAGCTAATTTCATCAAAGCAGTTGTTGTTCAAGTTATTCAGCCAATATTCTATTCCATTGCTAATGTTGTAGCTGCAGTTGTATCTATATTCCAAGGTGAATGGGGTAAGGCTGCTGGCTATCTTGTTTCAGCAATTGGCTTTGCGCTAAAGCTTGTTATAAATATTGTGATTGCTGGTATGAAAGGTTTTGTAAGTCTCTTTGGTCTTGGTGTTAAAGCAGTTCTTACATACTTTACACTTATTCCAAAAGCTGTAGCTAAGATATTTACATTCCTTGGCAAAATTCCTGGTATTGGAGGAATGTTTAAGACTGTTGGTAATGGAATTAATGCCGTTGTTGACGGAATGTTCGGTCTTGTTGACGCAGGAACTGGTGCCGTAAACGGTCTGCTTGATGCAGCTGGTAAGATGGCAAATAAAGGTCTAGATGCTCTGACTTCAAAAGGAATTGGTAAGTCTGTTGGCAAGGCTCTCAATGATTCTAAAAAAGATGCTGAAGATGGTGGAAATGCTATTGGTGAAGTTGCAAATGAAGCAATAACCAATAGTACTGGTGAAGGTCTTGCTGAGAATATTAAAGATGCTGTAAAGGGTGCGTATAAAGATGCCATGAAAGATTTGGCTCAAAAACTTCAAGATTATGTTATGGGTGAAATGTCTAATGCTCTTGGTAAATTGCAAAAAAATCTTGAAGAAGCATTGAAGAAGCAAAGAGATGCTGCTCTTGGTGTCTATGATTCACAAATTGATACTCTTGACAAGCTTGCTAAGGCAGAAGAATCTCTTACAAAGACAAAGGAGTATGAGGCTGCTAGAAGGCAGGCTATTGAGGAAAGAGCGCTCCAGTCTCAGAACTATATTAGAAATCGCGCTCTCGCAATTTACGAAGGAAGAATTGATGATGCAAGAATGCTTGATCTTCAGGACCGTAAAGATGCAATAGATAGTACAAAGTCAATTGGTCAAATTGATTCTTCAAGAAAGAAAGATCTTGCTGCAGAAAATCTTGATGCTCTGAAAGCAGCAATTACTGCTGCAAGAGAAGAAGCAGACAAGTTCTTTGAAACTACTGCTACGAAGTTTGGGGAGTCTGCTGCAGAAATTCTTAAGTTCCCTCCAGTAACAAAGCAAGATTATATTGATCAGATGACATCTCTTACAGAGTTGGCTAAGACTACTGCTAATGATAGTGGAATTGAATTCTCAAAGATGTTTGATGCCTTTGCATCATCAATTAATTCTAAGATGCCGAATGATGTTGTTGGTGCATTTACAACAAACCTTGATGACCTGGTGAAAGTCGCTGTTGAAAGATATGGTCTTGGAAAAGGAAGTGCTGATAATAGCACAATAATTGGCTCAACTATTGGAATGCTCATGGATATGGGCGGAGTTATGGGTGACAATAAACAGTTCGTTGTTGATAGCTTTGGAGAAATCACCACTGGTCTTAAAGACAACATGTCTACTGGCTTGACTGAGATTACAACAACTATTTATAGCAAGTTTGTAACTGACTTTGATAAAGCAGTAACTGATGCTGATCCAACCACAGTTTACCAGAAAGCGATCAAGGATGGAAATAAGTCAATAATTGATGACTTTAGAAAGACAGTTGATGGTGTTGGTTCTGAAGTTGATAATATGAAGGACTTGCTTGATCCTTTGATTAAGAAATGGGCTGAGCTTGAGGCTAAAGCAAAAGCTGCTGGTGACGCTCAAGCGGCAGCGGCTAGTGGTGATGGTGGGACACCTGGTCTAACTGATCCAAGCAAAGCAGTAAAGCCAGTTGGGTATTACGGATCTGTGGATACATATCTGGCAAGAATTGCCGTAGCAAATAGATTGCCAACCTTAAAACCAGGCGCTGGTCCAAAATGGATGGGAGGAATGATTCCTAGCTTTGCTCGTGGTGGTTACTTGGATAAGGCAATGTCGCAGTCAATCCCAGCCATGTTGCATGGTGGTGAATACATTATTAGCTCAAAAGCTGTGCAGAATATCGGAGCCGCAACTCTGCAAAATCTTAACAATATGAGATTTAATGCACCAAGGAACTCAGCACCAAGTGCTGGTCAAAGTGTAACTATGTCAACACAAAATACAAATATTTATGTTGATAACTTTATTGGTGAAGAAGAGTGGTTTAATTCAATGATGAAGGAATACAATGTCAATGTATTGCCAAAGAATCAAAAAGCGGCTGGTGTACAACCTAGAGTTGTAAGGTCGTATAACGGAATCAATCAGGGTCTGTAATGCCTGTTATTCAAAATCAATTACCAACTCTGGTCAATGTAATAAAACTCAATGGCACTGAAATAACTGAACACGGCAGAACATTATCAACATCAGTTGATAGCAACTCAGCTGATGTGATGATGAATAATGGAAATAAAAAAAGATATATTAAGTCGGCAAAAAACACATACAGCCTCAGCTATTTCTATCTTCCAAGCAATACTGATAAGACCGTTGATGGTCGGGTCGGTAGGGACTATCTAATTTCTTTAATGTCTTATAGAGGGAAGATTCTTCTATCTATTGACATTGATCCAAATGAACCACCATTTGAAACATATGTCTATGCCGATTCATACTCGGAAGAGTTGGTTAGGCGAGATATTAAAACAGACTGCTCATATTACAATGTTCAGGTCTCATTCAGAGAGGCGTAAATGGCTGGCGAAAATATATACTCATTTTCAGATCCACTAAATTCTGGTATTGATTTTTACCAAGCGGATTCTGCGGATGTAAATGTTGATATTTCTATTAGTTCGTCATTAACTGTATCTTCTTATAGAATAATATTTTCAAGCATTGCAATTGCGGCTAGTTCTAATTCAGCGATTAGCGCTTCTAAGATAGCCTACGCTTCAGCAAATCTATCCGTTGATGGCGCAACAGTAATTGTTGCAACGGAAAGGCAAGATGGTTCAGTAAGTATTTCTGGTGATGTATCCCTCAGTACAAATATTACAAAAATTGCATTCTCTAGTTCATCAATTTCTGCCAATTCAAACCTATCGGCTTCGGGGACAGAGATACTGCTGGCTCAGTCTGCTATTGATATAACATCAAATATTCAGGTCACTGCGTATGAAATTTTGAAGGCAACCTCTCAGATTTCAATAAGTTCAAACGCAACAATAAATGCAACTACGGTTAAGTTTGCATCAGCAAGCCTCTCTGGATCAGTAAATCTAAGCACATCTGGCAGGATTGCTCTTGCAACAATTAAAATTATTCTCTTGCAAAATACAAATGTCAGCGCTAAGTTTGTCAAGTTTAGCTCTGTAACTGGTGTTGATAGTAGCTCAATAAGAACATTGTTATTGCTTGATGGCAAACCATTAACAAATCAAAATAGAACTTTGAATATATCATCCATGCCTGTGTTTATTGAGAATAGAAACTGGGCTGGTAACAGCTCAAGGTATTATAAAAATCAAACATCTGCGGATAAAAAATCATTTAGTATAAATTGGTCTTTTATTCCGAACTTTAGGGAAAATACTGTTGATGAAAGACACTCAAGAGATTATATTAGAAAACTATCATTAGACCCAGATATTCATGAGTTAAGAATAATTAATCAAGATTCTGATGGTGTAACGCCGTATACAGAAACTATCTATAATGTGTTTATTAAAGACTTTTCTGAAAATTTAATTAGAAGAGATATGGTGGATAATGTATACTATTTTGATTGCTCTATTTCGCTAGAGGAGGCATAATGATAACAACTGACATTTATGGCAAGACTTTATCTACCTCTTTTGAAACAGCCTCAACCTCATCAGCTCAGAGGGTAAAGCCAAAAATTGTTATTCAATGGCTGGATAGTAGACATCTTGACAATCTTACAGTCACTACAAATGATGACCATACAAACTCTTCATACCCAAATATTGGGTTTTATTTTGATAAAACTCAGGCATTTAATGGAATAGAAAGACAATCTTTTACATGGGCTATTGCTGGGGCGAAAGATAAAAATGGTAAGGTTATTACAGCAGATGGTAGTTATCATGCAATGCCATCATTGACTGGGAGTGATTTAAGCAATACCCAGCTCGGAAGCTCTCTGGAGTTTGGGTGGTGGTCAAATAGTGTTAGCAACTCAAACACCCATGCTACTTATAGCGGGTATGGGTTCTCAACAGAGCCATATATCCAGGCTGTGTTTACAGAAAGAAAAGTCAATCGTATCCGCATTGTAACATCTGAATTCTTTGGTGGTATTTCAAACTACCTTGTTCAAGCTTACAATGCTGCGTCAACACTGATATTCTCAGAAGAGGGTGAGATTAGGGATGGTTCATACTATCAAGATCATCTTCTGACAACGCAAACATCTCAAAATATTGCAAGAATAAGAGTAACTGTTCACACAACAAAGAACCCTCAAGATAGAGCAAGAATTCAAGAAGTGATTCCTGTCTATGAAACAGATATTACAGATTATGTGATTGATTATGAATTTTCTAGAACGAGAGATATCCATCAAAGCAGTTTGCCAATTGGTGGTTCTGAGACTGCTAAAGCAAGTATTAATTTAGACAATACAGAAAAGAATTTTAGTATTTTTAATAACGCTTCATTATTTGGTAAATATATGAAGAAAGATTTGAAAGTTGATATTGCTACTGGCTGGAGGGTTAAAAAGGATTTAGACAATCTAAATGCTGAGTATTACTCATCTGTCATCACATCAAATATTTCATCATCATCAACAACGCTATCAATTTTAGACGCTACTGGTTTTCCAGATGGCGGTGCTGGTAACTACTTTACCTTGATAATCGGAAAAGGAACACAGAATGAGGAAATAATTCTTTGCTCTCAAACATCTAATGATAAAACAGTTGTTGTTGAACAAAGAGGTTATGCTGGATCTATTGCAAGAAGCCATGTGTCTGGCACATCTATAACATTTGATTTGTTTGAATATGTCTCTGCTGGAACATACTATGTTGATGAATGGTCGTCAACCTCATCCTCAATGTCAGTATCTGTATCGCTTAATGATTGGTCAAAATACTTGACTGAGAGAACGATCAATACGGGTTTCTTCATGCAAAATGCGTATGTTGGCGATGCTGTAAAAAATCTATTAATGAGATCAAACTTCCCAAGTGCCGATGTTAAGAAGCTAAACAAATACAGCTCTGGAGCAAGAGTTCGTGGAGCGATTACTAACTATTCCTTTAATGAGGAAACAATTGATAGAAGCGGAAATGTCATTATTCCTGGAAGTGGTCTGAGAGCAAGGTTCTGGGGAATGCCTTCTGGTGGTGAACCTAATGTAAAAGATATATTAGCAGATGCGCTGGACAAGCAATTGTCACCACTTGACTTAGCCCTTGGGTTAAAAACATTTGTAAGCCCGAGCTATGTTGCCCTATCAAAAGATATCTCAGACAATGTGACATCGGCAATTGAAATCACAGATTTCTCTTTTACTGGAACAAACGGCACAACATATAGTCAATACTTTAATGGCGTATTTGATGGTTACTACATCCCTAGAACATCTGGCGAGCAGAGACTTGTGGTTTATATTAGATATGGCGGTGTAAGAATATATCTGGATGATACTCTAATACTTAATGAATGGAGAATGAATACAACAACTGGCGGGGCATTGACAAGGTTTCAGTCAGACCTCCTTAATTTAACAGCTGGCTCTCCAAGAAAAATAAGAATTGAATTTTTTCATTCATTTGATGATGATAACGGATCAAGCTTTTCAATCAAGCTCTACAAAGCTGTTGGTATATCTTCTGATGCATTAATCAGTGCTGGTGAGTTTTGCACAGTTGTAGCAACCGACTCTATTGGCTCAAGGAATGCCTCATTTACATCAGAACCTGGTAGAAATGTTAACAGGAATAATGGTGTCTATATAGCCTCACCATCGCTGTCTCAAGCAACTGGTCTAACATCAGAGCCAGATAATAAGTCTGTACTTCTTGCATCTAATTCTTATATTAGAATACCCTATCACTCCTCACTAGATATGACTAATTCAAATTCATATCTCTACACTGGAGACTGGTCTTTTGAGCTGTTCACTAAATTTAATAACGGATCATTCGCCTCAGATGGAGAGTACATAAGTAACTGGTCTAATTCAAACCCTAATACTGGTTTTGAATTTTTCAATAATAGCTCATCTCATGGATTTAAAATAAAAACACTGTCTAATGCATCAGTCGTTACAGAAACGGTGTCTTCAAACACCGCCCTGTCTAACTCATCTTTCCATCATATTACTGTTACATATTCAGACAATACTCTTAAATACTATGTTAACGGTCAGATTGTAGATAGCGAGGTTGTAGAAGGAACACCTATTGCCTGGACAAGCAGAGACATCACAATTGGTGGTCGTGGTGCTTCTTACACTTCTGGGACTGGGGAATCAGCACCGTCTGCATTTAGAGCGTTTACTATTGATGAGTTTGCATTATACAATGTCGCTCTATCTGCTCAAGATATTGCAGAAAGATATAGTGAGTCAAGCATACAACCTTTGACAATGTTCCCATTTCTTTACGGGAATGATGAAACAATCAGATCAATTCTTGACGGTATAACCTTTGCGGATCTTGGTCGTGTATATATAGATGAGCAGAATAAGGCAAGATACGAACATTTCTATCGCTTCTTTGAACCATCAATTTCACAACATGCCAATGTGCAATATACCATTAGCGACTCTTCTAATATTATTGATGCTGACTACACTGTTGCACTACAGTGCAATAAGGTTGTTATACCGATTGCAGGGCTTGCATCAGCCGCTGCTGGAACACAATCTCTATGGAGAGCGCCAGATCCTACAACGCTAAGCTCTGTTGCGCTTACTGCAAATATAAACTCAAGCGCTAACACTATTTATGTATCAACAACCGAGGATCCACCATTCCCAACTTCTGGATATTTAAAAATTGAGAGTGAGATTGTAAAATACAGCTCAAAGACAAGAAACTCCTTTAACAATGTTGAGAGAGGTCAATTCCAGACTACTGCTGCTTCTCATGTTACTAGCGCTAAGGCAAGAGAGGCTAAGTATTACAACCTTAAGTACGACAAAGCGCCAGCTTTTAATATTAGATCGCCTTTCATTACTGGAATTCTATTTGAAGATCCCGATGAGGTTGAGATTGTTAAATTTCTGCCTGGTCCTTATGGAGCTGAGTTAATAATTTCAACATCAAATAGTGTTGCGAGTGGAACAATTATATTTGCTGAAGGGACTAACCCCCTTACAGACAAAGTTGCATTTACATCAATTGCTGGCGTACCAGTTATTATCACTGAGCAGAATACCCAAGTCACTCAGCAATCAGCATTGAACACTGATTCAATTAAAAAGTACGGGCTAAAGGATGTTATTATTGAAAGCCCATTTATTAGTGATGCAGTTCATGCACAAAAATTAGCTGATTTTATAATCTCTAAAACACAGGATTCTGTTCCAATTCTTAATATTAACGCTACGGCTATACCTAAGATTCAACTTGGTGATAGAATAAGAATATCAACAATGAGCTCTTTTGATATAATTAATGCTGACTACTGGGTAATATCCCAGTCACTAAATGTTGGAGATACGCTACAACATCAGCTGACTCTTAGGAAGGTGGTTTAATGACAACAAGTAATTCTATATCTGAAAATGCAATCTCCTTCTACGCCTCTGGTGGTCACGCTCATGACGGGGTTACTTCTTCATTAATTAAAACAAACTCCTATTCTATCTACGATTTCAATCCAAGTTTTATTGGGGATAATCCAGAAAGAAGGAGAGCCCAGGTAAACAACTACAATTCCTTTAGACAATTAGTTGTTAATACGATTAACTCCACTGTTCTTGAGCCAGCAGGCATAGTTCTTCAGGATAATATTATCAATAGCAGAAATATAATTTCTGGTTCAATCACAGCTACTGAAATCGCTGCCAACACGATCACTGCAGATAATATTGCTGCGGGAACGATCACGGCAAACAACATTGCCGCCAATACAATTACAGCAAACAATATTGCTACTGGAGCCATTACTGCAGATGAATTATCTGCAAACCTTGTCCTTGTTAATAATGTGATTAGGAGTAATAATTTTGATGGAACAGTTGCTGCCAATGGTGTAATTACAGTTCAGGGAACATCTGGCTGGGCTATAACAAGCGCTGGCAGCGCTGTATTTGATTCAACAGCAATAAGAGGAACGCTCACAGCATCTGCTGTAAGCACCCCAGGTGTTGACATCTATGCTAATGGAACATTATCTGCTAATAGCTACACGCTCTATGGAAATGGTGCAATCGCTACATCAAGTGGTAATTTTAGCGTTGATGCATCTGGCAATCTTACAGCAACTAATGCAAATATCACTGGAGAAATAAACGCAACATCTGGAAGTATTAGTGGTAATTTATTAGTAGGTGGAACTATTACATCAACTGATATATCTGGAGTTAATATTTCTGGTTCATTCATTACTGGCGCTACTTATATACAGGTCGGAGATCTCGCTGCTGGTTATGTATTGTTGACAACTGGTGGTCAAATTACGGCTAAGGGAAGTATTTTCTCATTTGCCGAGATAACATCAGCAACGGAAATATCTTCTAGTAATATAGTTAGTGCTGGTGGTGCGGTCACAACACCATATCTTATCTTCTCTGGTACAGTTACTGGAGCTGGGTCTAGCGTAATTAGAAGGTCTGATGGCTATCTTTTGATACAATCCTCAAAAAGAGAATTAAAGACTAATATTGAAGATATTGATAATTCATTACAAAAAATTAATGCACTAAGACCAAGAATCTTCAATTGGAAACTGCAAGACAGCGATCCAGATGATTACTTTCATAGAGAAATTAAGCCTAATCATAAAACTATGGGTTTTGTTGTTGAAGAAGTTGGTGAGGTATCTCCAGAGTATCTTGAATATACAGTCAGCGGTGATAATGAACTAGACGGTCATTACTGGAAACCTCATGACTTTATTGCACTTGCAATACAGGGAATTAAAGATTTATCAGCAAAAGTAACAACACTAGAGCAAAGGATTGCCCAATTAGAAGGGTAAATGAGGTATAATAGATAAATGGCTTACGAAAACTATACATTTGTGTCTTGGACTGATGGAACCCCAATCACTGGAGACCGTCTTGCTCAAATGTCCACAAATATAGATCAGGTTAAAGACGCTACTGATGACAAGCCATATGGTCTTTTAAAGTTTAAAACTGTTACATCAAGCCCTGGTTCGTGGTCCGATTTTACTGATCATGAAATTATCAAGCTTACAGATGAGTCTGGCACTGGTGGTGCTGATAATAGGGTAACGGTATCTGCCAGTCGTTTCTATAGAGTAACAATTAATTTTACGGGTTTTGTTGTTGATGCAAAAGGTTCTGAAGATTCAACATTCAGTCTAAAGATATGTGAAGGGACTTTTGGAGGGGCAAATACAACTCTCCAGCAATATAAGTTTACACCTCACCCATTTACATATATTGATGTGTCAACGCTTGGTAACTCTGCAACAATTGCAAACCACTCATTAAAAAACAATGCTTATGACACCAGGTTTGGTGCTGGTACCCATTCAATCATTCTCCAGAGCAACTCTGCTGGATTTACAAATCAATCTTACTTTGTTAGCGTGAAGAGAGATCAGGGTGCAAGCGCTAACAATGCCCCATCCTACTCTGTCCCAGCTTCCGTTGGCGGTGAATTACAGATGTACATTGAAGATGTCGGTGGAACAGCCTAATCAAATCAGAAGTAGTTTGGCATCTAGGCGAGATGATATAGATTGGTCTGCAAAATTCGCTAACGGTGAGGAAAGCCCTAATTTTAGTGGTGGTAAGTATATAGATGACAAGGGATATGTTCGTGTTTTAAATCCAGATCATCCTAAAAATATTCGTGGATATGTTTATGAACATAGGCTTGTAATTGAGCAGTATCTAAGCAGATACCTTCAGCCCTGGGAAACTGTTCATCATATTAATGAGATTAAAATAGATAATAGGCTTTCTAATTTATTCCTATGCACACCTCAAGAGCATAGCGCACTTCATAAAGAAGGTGTTAGGATGAAGGATGAGCAAAAGCAGAAAATGAGGAAAACTGCTCAAGAAACAAAACCTCATACAAAAAAGAAAAATGCCTCTAATAAGATTGTAATCAAAAAAAGACTCCCATAGACAATTTCATTGACTATACTGTGGTATGCTAGACGGAAACCAAAGGAGTCCTAATGAAAGTTTGTGCAGCAGAAGGTTGCAATATAGAGTTTGAGCCGCAGACAGCAAATCATAAATTTGCTGACAAGTTGTGTAGAAAGTCTATTGATGTAAATGGGTTATGTAAATACAGAAGAGATAACGGTCTATTTGAGATAGGAGAAAATCCATTGACTGGAACAGTGCCAGAAACAGAAAGCGAATTGCGTCTTTCTTATAATAAGTTATTGCAAGAGTATAATAAGGCAAAAGAAAAGAATGTTGATCTAGCAGACGCTGTGTATCGTGCGGTGCGAGAAGACATTGAGTCAGTTAAGTATGTGCCAGTACCAAAGCCAAAGTTTGGGAAAGCTACTAAGGGGGAGGAAGTCGCTGTTGCTGTTATTGCAGACTGGCAGTTGGCAAAAATCACTCCAGACTACAACTCGCAGGTTTGTGAGGAAAGAATCTATAAGTATGCAGAAAAGATTATTCAACTTACAGAGATTCAGAGACAAGATCACCCAGTAAAGGAATTGCATATTTGGGCTCTTGGAGACATCATTGAGGGAGAACTTATTTTCCCAGGTCAATCATTTTTGGTTGATGGTGGTTTGTACAGACAGATTACTGTTGACGGTCCAAGAATCATGAAGAACTTCATTAACATGATGCTTGAGAATTTTGAGAAGATTGTTTTTGTCGGCGTTATTGGAAATCATGGTTCAATTGGCGGTAGAGCTAGAAAAGATCATGACCCTGAAACTAACGGTGACAGAATGCTTTATCGTATCACTCAGCTTATGTTTGAGAATGAGAAGAGAATTGAATTCAGAATCCCTGATGGTCGTGGTGAAAGACACTGGTATGCCGTTGACAAGATTGGTAATTACAAGAGTCTCTTGTGTCATGGCGATCAGTTCGGTAGTCTTTCAACATTCTACGGCTTTCAGAAGAAAGCTTATGGCTGGAAGATCGGGGCTATAGAAGATGATTTTGATGATGTCTATCTAGGACACTTCCATACGCCTACAAAGATGACATTCAATACTGTTCAGATGAGAATTTCAGGAAGTCCTGAATCAACAAATACTTATGCTGTAGAGAGACTAGCTGCTGTAGGCAGACCATCACAGCCTCTTATGTTTGTGCATCCTGAAAAGGGTATTGTTACTGCTGAATACAATTGCTGGCTGGATTAATATGGTTAAAGCAACTGGTCTATACTGTCAACCTTGTGGTTCAAGGCTGTTTGTTGGTCAACAATATTATGCATTTCAAAAAAATTATATTGATGTAACCTGTACCAAGTGTGCTCATTCAATTGATGTAGAGGTAAGAAAGCTTAACAAAATTCTAGATTATCTTGGCTTTAAAACGATCAAGGAGCGACATGATCTCAGCGAAACCAACAACAAATAAATTTTATAAATATGCAGGTAATATTGTCAAGATCAAGAAAATTTCAAGAAGCAAGAATAAGATTTATCTAGAAAACCTTATTGATAAGGAAACAATCGTTATTCCGTATGAGCAGTCTGAAATTCTAATTACAAGGCTATACACCGTTGGTGAGGTAGCAAAAATTGTTGAGAGAAGACCAGACACTTTGAGGAAGTACGAAAGAAGAAATCTTATTCCTTCTGCAGAAAAATTTGGTGAAAAGTACACGGGCTATTCAAATTGGCGCTATTATGATCAAAGTGCGGTTTATGAAATGGTTGAGTTCTTTAACCAAAGAGTTCAAGGTCGCCCTGTTACTAAAAAAGGTAACACGGTAGAAAATAAAATACACACATTAGAACAAAAAGTAAAACTTCATAAGTGAGGATGATATGAGTGAAAATATTAAAGGTACAGAAATTTGGGCATCGCTTGGAATTACCAAGAATCTTGGTAATTATGAGTCGCTAAGACTTGATGCTGGTGCAAGGACTCAGGCTAAAGATCCTGATGATCCTGAAGCCTGGGCAAAGGTTTGGGAATCAATTGATGCTCAAATTGAAGCCAAGCTTCAAGAGCTAGATAATGAAAGCCCAAAGTGATTGGCTGAACGAAGCTGTTTGTGCAAATGATGAACGACCAACGGCTTGGCTATCGTATGACATTAATGATGTACAATACGCCAAGCTTGGTTGTTCAAAATGCACTGTAAAAAAGCAATGCATTCTTAATGCATTTCGTAATGACCCATATGTAGGTGTAAACGCAGGGATATCCGAGTATGACTTTTTAATGCTTACTTGGAAGGAGGCTACGAAAGTAAATGGAAGTAACTGGAGCAGAGCTGATAAAGTTCTTCAAGGAATCGTGCGACAAGTCAAATAAATTATTTATTCCAGACTCTCCTCGCCAAGAGCAAGTAGCTGACGCTCTTGCTGGATTTTATGATCAAGACGGTTTATTCAGCGCAGTGTCGGCTTATGTAAAAGCAAAGACTGGACCATTTTTAATATTTGATTTTGCTGTGGAATCTAAATCATTTGTTGATAAGGTTAAGTTTGATAAAAAAGCCGAGAACAATTTTAAAAACATCGTAGAAGAAACAAGGAAGAGAATGGTCTCTGAATGAATTATGAAACAAGGTTGTTGAATGCAATTGTTGATAGCAATGGTTATGTTGAAGCTGTCAACCAAGGTGTGGAGAATGTCTTTGTAGAGAATAAAGATATTTGGAATTTTATTGTTGGTCACTATGACGAGCATAAGAAAGTTCCATCAAAAGAGACTGTTAAGCATCACTACCCTGATTTTGATTTTGTCCTGACTCCAGAGCCAATTAAGTATTACATTGATGAAGCAAAGCGTGAGTCGCTCTCTTATCAAACGAGAACTATTGTTGCTAGAGCGCATGCAATCCTGGGTGAGCTTGGTCCTAAAGATTCTCTTTCATATCTCATGGAAGAAACATCTCGTCTTTATAAATTCTCAAGCAGTCTAAAAGATACAGACCTTGCTGGTGAATGGAGAGATCGTGCCTCAAATCTTAAAGAACGATCCACTAGAGATAACAATGAGCTTCAAGGTCTACCTAGTGGAATCAATGTTATTGACAAGACATTTGGTGGTTGGCAACCTGGTGACTTTATTGTTCTTCTTGGATGGACAGGAGTTGGTAAATCATTTATTGCAAGATTGTTTGCGGTGAATGCTTGGAAGGCTGGATACAGACCTCTAATCATTTCTCTTGAGATGAACAAGATGCAAGAGGGGCAGAGACTTGATACTTTGCTTAACAATGGCGAGGGTAACTTTACCAATACCGATCTTGTAAGAGCAAACCCTCTCGTTGTTGATAAGTACGAGAAATGGGCAGAAGCTACATTTGAGGGTAAGCATGCAATCCATCTCGTAACATCAGAAGGTCTTGAGACAGCAGATCAAAACATGGTGCAGGCAAAGATTGATCAATACCATCCTGACCTTGTAATTCTTGACTATCACGGTCTGTTTGACGATGCAAGCGGTGCTAAGACAGAAACAGAGAAGGCAAAGAATCTGTCTAAGGCTTTTAAGCGTATGGCGGTTAAGAATAATGTGCCGATCATAGATGTTGCTGCAGTAACAATGTCTGAGGGGCACTCAGAGAGACCACCAGAGCTGGAAGAAGTAGCGTGGAGTAAGCAGTTGGCTTATGATGCTGACTTAGTTCTTGCAATCCATAGAGAACCATCCTCAGATGTTTTCCAGGTTGTTTCAAGAAAGGTTAGACGAGCCCATCACTTTGGTTTCTATCTTAGATGGAATCTAGAAACTGGTAAGTGGGCAGAGGAGTGGGATATCTAATGGATAGCCCTTCGCTGACTGGAACTGCAAAAGATATAGAAACTATTGCTAAGCTTAGACCCTGGATGGAAGATGAGGCAAGATTAAAGTATGGCTACACAGGGAAGACCAAATTATTCACGGACTACGACAAGCAGTCTGACACATTCTCGTTTTCAATTGTTTTCCAAGATGAATTTTGAAAATGAAGTAAAGGATCTATTTCAGAAGTTCGGTATCCATACTCATGGCGAGTCTGGTAATGAGCTAACTATCTATTGCCCATTCCATAAGAATAAGAACACGCCTTCTTTTTACATCAACAAGAAAACTGGACTATGGCAATGTTTTAATCCATCGTGCGGTAAAAAAGGCAACTTCAGACAGCTGTTCCGTCAAGTCACTGGTAAGCCATACGGTAGAGATACTGCTCTTGACCCAGTAGCATTGAAGAACCAATTAGAGCAAGCTTTAAAGCCAGTCATAACTCCAGAAGAGATTACTATTGATGGTTTAATGATTGATTACGATTCTGACTTAGCTAAGCAAAAGCTTATGCCATTTCTTGAGCGTGGTTTGTCTATGGATACATTAAGGCATTTTGAAGTTGGTTTCTCTGAGGCTAAGAATAGGATTGTTATCCCAGTAAGAAATGCTCAGTACAAAGTCATTGGTCTTATTGGAAGAGCGATAAGCTCAGATCAAGAACCTCGCTATCTCTACAACTCGGGTTTTAAACGAGCTACGATATTGTTCAATATTCAAAATGCAAAAAACTACAGTGAAGTTATTATTGTAGAGGGAAGCGTTGATGCGATGAAGGTGCATGAGGCAGGATTTCCTAATGTCGTAGCAACTCTTGGAGCGCAAGTTTCGTCACAGCAAGTAACAATGCTAAAGAAATACTTTGACAGAATTATTATATTTTCTGACAATGATGATGCTGGTAAAGCAATGAGAGATGCTATACTGGATACCTGCTGTGGTAAAGAGATTTGGATTGCCGATATTGCTGATGGGTTGAAAGATCCAGGGGAAATGGATGCAAGCCAAATTAATAACAGTATAATTAACAAACACATAACAATATAGGAGACAATATGTCATTTCAATCACTTAAAACCCTAAAAGACCTTGAGAGTGCAGTAGCACCAACTCAAGGCGCAAAATCGGGAGTAAAGAAATACTTTACTCTTCAGTCGGGCGATTCATTCAGGATTCGCTTCCGTCAAGAGCTCACAGAGGATGCTTCAAACTTCACAGAAGAAGTCGGAACTGGTATCACAGTTCCAGTTGTAACTTCACCAATTAACTGGAAGTGGAGAGTTGCATCTACCGCTTCATTTGAGAAGTACAACTATCGTTGCTGGGCTAGTGAACAGTCAGTTAAGGACAAGGCATGGAGAGCTAAGCCTCACTTGCTTATCAATATCGTAGTTGAAGTTGAGCCAGGAGTATGGGAACCTCGTATCCTTGACACCACTTTCAATCAACGCCATGTTGGTCTTACACTGATTGAATACGCTAAGGAGTTCGGTACCATTATGGACCGAGAGTACAAGTATTCCCGAACTGGTTCATCAGCATCGGATACAAACTACAGCCTTATTCCGCTGAGCGTATCAGAAGTGCCAAAGGGCGTTGCAGACATGCCAATGCATGACTTGGAAAATGTCTACATGACACTTCCATATGAGAAGCAACAAATCTTCTTGACAACTGGTGAGTTGGGCAAGGATACTTGGTAAAAATTGTAAATTGGGGAGGGGGAAACCCCTCCCCTTTGACAAAGGATTTTTGTGAAGCGTAAAACTATCGCTCTTGACCTTGATGGCGTAATTGCCGACATTGATTCTTCAATAAAAGATTACTTGTGGTACACATTTGGTGTAGACAATGAAGACTATAGTAGCTGGTTAATTAGCGATACAAAAGATGAAAACGCTCTAAAGTTATTTTCAGATAAACTATTCTGGAAAAATATAAAGCCATTTGAAGACGCATGGTATCAAGTTAATAAATGGTTTTCCGATGATGTTGATATTCACATTGTAACTGCAAGGCGATCAGAAGCTTCAGTAAGCATGACGGAGCCCTGGCTTGATGGATGGGGTATTAATACATTAATACCTACATTTGCCAAAATAAATGAGAAGCATGAAGTTATATCTAAGTTAGATCCCATCTTTGCTGTTGAAGATAACCCTTACGAAGTTATCTCGCTAAGAGATCATGGGGTTAACTGCTACCTCAGAAAAGCATGGTACAATAAGCCATTCTGGAATGAAGTACCTTGTATTGAAACACTCTACGATTTGGAGATTTAAGTGACAGATTTTGTTCACCTGCACTGCCATAGCGAGCACTCGCTACTGGATGGAATGTCAACGCCCGAAGAGATCGCACAGATTTCAAGCTCAAATGGTCAATTCGCTGCTGCTATCACTGATCATGGAACAATGGGCGGTGTTTTAAGATTTCAAGATGCATGTAAGAAGAATAATGTAAGACCATTGTTCGGTGTTGAATCATACTTTGTACCGTCAGTCAAAAATGATAGCGATGATAAGAGCGAAAGATTTCACTTGATTCTTCTTGCCAAGAACAATCAAGGGCTCAATAAACTATTCAAAATGTCTCAGATCGGCTGGCAGGATAACTTCTATTACAAGCCAAGAATTGACTTTGAACTTCTTGAGGACTTGGTTGATGATGATGTAATTGCATTGTCGGGCTGTAGAGGAAGTGCTATATCAAAAGCTATAGAAGCTGGTGATTACTCCAGGGCAGAGCAGTTGTCGGAGCGATTCATTAAGATATTTAAAGATGATTTTTATTATGAACTACAGGCGTGGAATCCAAAGGAAATTAACGATGGATTACTTGATCTTGCTTCTACATTCGGAAAGAAGGCTTTAGCGACTGCCGATTGCCATTTCCCTACGCATGAAGACAAGGGGTGTGAAGAAGTTCTCCTACTTATTTCCCAGTATCCAAGTCTTGGTGCCAGCGCTACAAATGCGGCTAAAGATAGTCTTGCAACAATCAATACAGTTGGGTCTGATGTGTTGAGCAAGGTTAACCATATGTACCCAAATAGATTTTTAAGATTTGATGATATTAATCCATACATCGCAAACGCTACTACTGTTCAATCCTGGTTTAAAGAAGTTGGTTATGACAGAACAGATTTGTTTGAGAACACATTGGAAGTCGCTCACAAATGCAGTGCAGAAATCGCAAAGAAGCGCAATCTTCTTCCAAAATATATCAAGTCACTTGACTCAGATGATTACTTACGAGAAGTATCTGAATTTAGACTAAAAGAACTTGGGCTCAGCGATGAATACAAAGAAAGACTTAATGAAGAGCTAGAGATTATTAAAGGGCTGGGTTTCTCTGACTACTTCTTGATGGTATGGGACTTAATCTCATGGGCTGACGCTAATAACATTGGGCGTGGTACTGGTAGAGGTTCTGTTGGCGGTAGCTTACTTGCGTACCTGTTAAAGATATCAAAAGTAGATCCAATCAAATACAATCTATTATTCGCTCGCTTTATTAATCCTGAGCGAAATGACTATCCCGACATTGACTTAGACTTTGAAGATAAGCGCAGAGGTGAGATTAAAGAATATCTTAGACAGCGATGGGGCAAAGACAATGTTGCTGCTATTACAACATTTGGGACATTCAAGGCTAAGTCTGCTGTAAAAGATGTCGCTAGAGTTCTTCAGGTTCCTTACGATGAAACAAACAATGTTACTCAGTTCTTTGAGACAATTGAGGAATTGATTGAATCACCAAAGGGCAAAGCATTCTGTAATAAATATCCTGATGTGCCAAAGCTTGCAAAGAGATTAGAGGGTCGTGTTCGCAATACAGGCGTACACGCTGCTGGAATGGTTGTTTCATCTATTCCATTAAATGAAGTATGCCCAATTGAAACTAGAAAAGAAACAGACGGTGGTGAGCGTGTAACGGTTACTGCTTTTGACATGACCGATGCAGAAGCTGTTGGGCTTATTAAAGTTGACATTTTAGGTCTAAAGACCGTATCTGTGATTAAAGATTGCCTAGCGAAGATTAAAGAGCGCACAGGTAAGGATGTAGAGGCTGAGTCTCTAATGCTTGACGATGAATTAGTCTTTAAGAACTTTAATGACGGTAATACCGTAGGTGTATTCCAGACCGATGCAGCTGCTTATAGAAACCTTATTGAGAGAATGGGTATTGATAACTTTAATGACCTTGTTGTATCCAATGCTCTAGTAAGACCAGGCGCTCTTCTTTCTCAGGGTCAAAAATATATTGACTGCAAAAAGGGAGTTACTCAACCATACTTCCCTCATGAATCAGTAAAAGAGATCCTGGAAGAAACATACGGAACGGTAATTTTTCAAGAACAGTTGATGCAGATGTCAGTAAAGCTCTCGGGGTTTACATGGTCGGATGCGGATAAGTTGAGAAAGATCATTGGAAAGAAAAGAGATGTTAAGGAATTTAAAGAGTTTAAAGATAAGTTTGTCAATAATGCAATCATTCCAAAACCAGAGGCGAGGCAAATCTGGTCTGAGTTTGAAATGTCTGCTCTATATATGTTCAATAAATCACACGCTGTAGCCTATTCAATGCTGTCGTATCAGACAATGTGGTTGAAGGTCAATTATCCGCTTGAGTTTATTTGGTCTCTTTTGTACAACGAAGATTCGGCTGAAAAGATCACTGCGTACCTAATGGAAGCACAAAGAATTGGTATTCCGATTCTTCCACCTGATGTTAATTATTCAGAAGAGTACTTTACTACTGATAGCAGTACTGGTCTTGATGCGATTAGATTTGGTCTTGCAAACATCGCTGGGTGTGGCAAGGCTGCTATTAAGGAGATTGAGACAAAAAGACCATTCACCTGTCTTGATGAGTTTAATAATAAATGCTCTAAGTCTGCTGTTAAAGCACCATTGAGAGAGAATCTTGAAAAGGTCGGAGCCTATGCATCGCTAGGTCATGTCTCTCAGTATCAGCATGAAAGATATTACTTGCCAATCCTGGGGTTTTCAATTAAGGCTGGCGAAGAAAAGAATGAAATGGATGAGTTTGTTGGCAACCTTGCCGATTTCCATGAAATCAATTCACCTCTGACACTGATTAAGGCAATTGTTAGATCAACAAAGAAAACACCTCAATATTTAAGAATTGAATTTGAAGATTACTCTGGCTCATCAACTGTGTTTGCAAGTAGAGATACAGAGCTGGCTAATAGGGATTATGTCTATGCATTGATTGGAGATAGAACGCTTCATTCATTCTGCGATGCGTACAATTTCGTTGATACTGATTTGCATAAGTTTATTATGCTAAGACAAAAGGGTGACAATCACGAATATAGCTGGCTGTATGATACTGGGCTGGGTCATATCGGTGAGGAAAAGACTCTTATGTATATTATGCACTCTAGAGTGTTTACTACGGCTAAAGATAAGACAATGGCAAACCTGTATTGTTGGGATGGACAGCAGATATTTAAAGTTGTTATATTCCCTAGACCGTATGCAAAATTAAAATCTGTGATTAAACAGGGGCAGTGGTATGCAGCTAGGCTTTCTAAAATTGAAGAAAAAGATGTTTTAGGCAGATTGGATTCGTACAAGGTAGATTCTGACTCTGCTATAATTTCAATTGAGAATTATATTGAACGCAAAAATTTAACAAAGGCAACTGTATAATTAATGAATCTAACCATCTATATCCCAACATATAGGAGAAATTCATTAGATGCTTGTTTAAACAGCATTGTCTCTCAATTCAATACAAATTTAGAGATAATTGTTTCAGATAACGACCAAGAACGCTACGCAAGTAATATAGTCTCTAAATACAAAAATTATGTTACTGAGTATTCAGTAAGAAAACAGAACATAGGTTGCGATGGTAACTGTCTATATGGAATAACTGCTGGAACATCAGAGTATGTTTGGGTTGTTGGAGATGATGACATTATCCTTCCAGGGGCGATAGATGCAATTATGCCAATGTTGAATGGTGTGGATAGGATTATGCAGTTTGCGCCATATTCTGGCGAGGTGATACCTGGTTTTTCTGGTACAATGGCTGGGTTGATAAATAGATTAAATGATAAATCATTTTTAATTGCAGCAACGCTTGCAAGTATGAATATATGGAAAAGAGATGTAATGGATTACGGGATTGGGGTTAAGAATCTGGATTCAAGAAATGTTCTAGCTTGGTCTGGTATCAACTGTAAGACGGTATCTATTCCCAACATCCCGACAGTGCTTGTTAATGATACTAATTCATATGAATTTAAAGATTTTGATACAGTAATGTTTGAATATTCAGATGCTTTAGCTGATGCTAACGGAGTAAATAGATTTACATTTTATAATGCAAATAAATGGAACTTTGTTAGTTCCTCATTGGAGAAAAAATGATTGTATATACTGGCGGTACATTTGACCTCTTTCACTCAGGTCATGTGAGGTTGCTAAAGAAGTGTAGGGATTTGGCTGGTATTGATGGAGAAGTTGTTGTCTCTGTAAACCCAAGTGAATTTGTCTCTGTCTATAAAGAACCACCAATTTGTGATTTGCTTGAAAGAATGGAAGTGGTCGCTTCATGCAAATGGGTTGATAAAGTTATCATCAATACAGGTGGAGCTGATTCAAAACCTGCTATTCTAGAGGCAAAACCTGATCTAATCGTTGTTGGTTCCGACTGGGAAAATAAAGACTATCACAAACAAATGGGCTTTACCCAGGAGTGGTTGGATGAACATAACATCAAAGTTGTGTTCGTTCCGTATACAGAAGAGATTTCAACAACAATTATTAAAGCAAGAATTTTAGATAGAATGTTCCAATAAAGGAGAAATATGTTAATTGTAGATAAAAGAAAAGGCGACACAATGCCTATTCACGATGTTATTCCTACTCCCAGTATCGGTTTGAATCGGGCTTTGGGTGGCGGTTTAAATACTGGTGCGACTCACTTGTTTTGGGGAACACCATCGGTGGGTAAAACTACTATGTGTTTTCGGATTATTGCTGAAGCTCAAAAGATTGGGTATCGCCCAGTTATCATTGACTCGGAGTCTTCCTATAATGATGCGTATGCTGCCAAGTGCGGGATTAACATTGATGATGTGGTGATTATTCAGTCAACGGTTGTAGAAGACATCATGAAGAATCTGATCGGATATCTGACAGATGATAAGGAGAAACATATCTTCTTGTTTGATTCACTGTCTAATATCATCAAGGAAGAATTCTACGATAAGCCTGAAGGTGGTAAAGCAATGGGCTTGCAGTCACGCTCGCAAGGCTACCTGCTACAGAAGCTGGTGAACTATCTCCATAAGGAGCGCAACATCATGCTATTCGTTGCTCACCAAACAGTTGACTTGAGCGGAATGTTTGCGGTGACGAAAGCCAAGATGGGCAACACGGTTCACCATAATATGCACAACATCGTCAAGCTCTTTCTTTCCATGTCAAAGAGTGAAATGGAGCGTGAAGAGAACAACATGATTACCTCGCAACGAGCGACTTGGACTGTTGAAAAGACAAAACAGATTCCCACAATCGGCGCAACGGGTTATTATTATGTTCTCCCACAAGAGGGGCGAATTGATCAATATCGTGAAATTATTGATATCGCAATTGAGATGGACATCATCCAGCGTAAGGGTGCCTGGTACAGCTATGAAGAGAGTAAGTGGAATGGTATGGGAGCAATTGAGTTAACCGATAAGCAAACTAAGGAAATACTCAAGCGCATAAATGCATGATCTTTTCAATTCATACTGATCAGCATATTAAAGATGCGGTTGATATCTTTGGCTATGCCTATGGATATACCAACATTGTAAAACATTTTAATCAATTTACTTATGGCGATAAACAGCTAGAAGTTCTTGAAAACAACCCTGCTGCGCAGATTCAAATGTTTTATATGGAACCTGAATGGCATCATCATGTTACTGGTCAAGATTTTCGTCAGCCAGGATTTAAAAAGCATTATGACCATCAATATAAGATTAATGGCACATATCTAGAGGCTACAAGAGCTTGGGATTGGTGGATTCCCACCATGAAAACATTTGATGAGATCTGGGTAGGTAATCAATTTTCCGTTGAAGCAATTGCTAACTCTGGTGTTAAGACTCCAACATATGTCTTTGAGTTAGGCATTGATAAGATGTGGACATCTAAGATGCGTGGAAAAGGTGACAAGATCCGCTTCCTACATGTGGACTCAGATAGCCCTAGAAAGCGTGTAGATCTCGTTGAGAAGGCTTTTTTAATGCTCTTTGAGGGAAGAGATGATGTTGAGCTAACTTTAAAATACCATAGCAAGGGTGAAGCTAGTGGATATAGCGTACTTGAGCTTTTCAAGGACAAAGAGTATCCGAATATTAATAGGATATATAAAACGGTTAAGCAAGAAGATATGGTCAAGCTATACCACGATCATGACATTTTGGTTTACCCATCCGAAGGCGAAGGGTTCGGTCTAATCCCACTCCAGGCGCTGGCAACAGGTATGCCTGCTATCTCAACTGGAAGATGGTGTTCTTATGAAAGATTCTTGGGCGGGAATATCATTGAATCAAAAATTGGAAGAACACAACATACTGGATATCACACAGGTGAAGTTATCCTTCCAGAGCTTGACTCTCTTCTTGATTTGATGAAAAATGCAGTTGATAATATTGAATCACAATGTGAGTTTTATTATAAGCAGGCACCGCAAGTTATAAAAGAATATGACTGGCAGAACCAGTGCGACAAGATGCTTAGTTCTTTAATAAAGCGTATTGGTGCTGATATGTTTGAGCCTATCGGGGCGGTATTCAAAAATAAATATATTTATTTTCAGAATGGAGCAGGATACAGCACAGAGTCTGGTGTAAAATTCACTAGACAAAGACCGATTCAAAAAGTTACTGAAGCGGAATATAGTTCTTTAATTATAAATTCCAACTTTAGAAAACCAACAGAAGAAGAAATAATTAAACATTTAGGAGGCTATAATGAGTGACATGGATTTTAATAACTATCAATTTAGAGCAGCGAAGACCGCCATCTATCCTAAAGAAGATCTTCAAGGTCTTCTGTACACCACTCTTGGTCTTGTATCAGAGGCTGGAGAAGTTGCTGGTAAGGTGAAAAAGATTATCCGTGATGACAAGAGTGTGATTAGCCCAGAGCGCCATGAGCAATTAGTTGATGAGCTTGGCGATGTTCTCTGGTATTGTGCAATGGTCGCTGATGAATTAGGTATCACGCTAGGACACGCAGCTGAGCGTAACATTTCTAAGCTTGAAGACCGCAAAAATAGAAATGTAATTGGTGGATCTGGCGATAATCGCTAGTATCCGAGGTATTGATCATGGTTGTGATAGGAGCTAGATCATACAAGTGTCCGTGTAAAAAAGTAATTCCTCAAGAACCAGAATGTGGTGACAGAGGTGTGGAAGAGGATGATTAGTGAAAAGAACAGAAAAAGAAGAGATCAAGCGTGATGGCGCAAAGGCAGTCAAGAACTCTGGTCGTGGAATTAGGAAGGGAGATGCTTCTCTTCATAAGTTCTTAGTTGATTATAAGCATAATGCTAAAACTTTTACGCTTACGCTAAAAGCTTGGACTAAGATGAGAAAAGATGCTTTTAACGCTAACTATAAATATCCATGCATTTCTGTTGTGTTCGGAGAGAATTCCGAAACAAAAGTCGCTATAATTGACTGGGAAGTGTTCCAGGATTTAGTAAAAGGAAGTGAATATGAAGATTAAATTATTTTGTGACAGATTGTCTGGTCATAAGTGCATTGGTTTAACACTTGGTCATGATGAGCTTTATATTGGGGTCAATCTTATATTTTGGATGATTGGTATTGCAAAAGTCTATCCACCATATCAAGCGACTATTTTTACAGAAGATTTGAGGAAAAATGCCTGACATTATTGTTGATACAGCAGTTCTTGCTGAGCAAATGGGTGAAAAAGCTGAAGAGTTTATTGAATGCATTAAGATAGTTCAGGATATCATTGAGAATCCACAGGATTACATTGGTATGCAAGCTATCAAATACGCCAATATCCTCTCGGGCTACAGAACGCTTATGATAGTTAAATCACAAGCCTTTAAAAGAAGATCTACTATTATGAGCGAACAAGACAAGTTTGTTAATGATATTTGGAAGACAATGTACGAAGCACTAACAGAAAATATCAATGCCCTTAAATTAGCGGCAAGAGGAGTGAATTAAATGAAAGCATTAAAGCAATTGAGGGCTCCTAAGGCAGTAGCGCCAGTGAGTGAAGAAGTTGTTATGAAAGACCTGGTTGAAGCTATTAACGAGCATCTTGCCTTGAGAAATACCCCATCTTTCAAAAAGGTTAATGGGTTTCACCCAAGCTATACCAATCAGTGTGCAAGATACTGGTATTACATGTTTGAAGGAATTAGCGTAACTCCATCATTTAATCCTCAGACTTATCGTATTTTTGATAATGGACATGCCGTTCATGAAAGACTTTATAGTTATTTAAGAGATATGGGTATTCTTGTTGCAGAAGAAATTCGTGTAACTCATGAAGATCCACCAATTGAAGGTACTGCAGATGGTATAATTAATTGGTATGGTGAAAAACTAATTGAGCTAAAATCAATTAGTCAAGAAGGCTTTCACTATAGACAATTACATAACAAACCAAAAGACGAACATTACCGACAAGCCCAAATTTACATGGAATGCTTAAACCTGGATTCGGGTTTTGTCATTTACGAAAACAAAAATAATCAGGAGATCCTTCCAATCTTTATTGAAAGAGATCAACCGTTTATTGATAAACTATTTAAAAAGTATAGGAAGTTTCATGGTGCTTATCTGAGCAAAGAAATTCCTGTACAGCCATACAAGAGAAGCTCGGCTAACTGCTCTTCTTGTGATTTGGCAAAACACTGCTGGGCAGAAGGAGAGCAAAATGAAAGTGAGGACACCCCGTTCTGATTTTGCAAATGAGTAAATGGTTAATGAAGAAACAAAGATTTGTGCATATGAAGAATGTAATAAAGAATTTAAAGCAAAAGTTTATAATGCTATTTATTGCTCTGCTGAATGTCGTAAAATTGTAACTAATAGAAATTTATTAGCTAGTTATTACGAAAAGAAAAATAATAAAAATAAAAAAAGAATTTGTAAAACTAAAAATTGCACAACAGTGCTTTCAAGGTATAATAAAGAAAATATCTGTGAGCAATGTAAAAAAGAAAGATTTGTTCAAAGGCTTGTTTCCTGGGGCTGGTCGGAGAAAGAAGTTAGAAGGGGCGTTGAATGACGCTTCGTTCTTTAGTTTCCTCTATCAAAGAGGATAGGGTTTTAGCAATTGATCCCGCCTCTCACTCTCTAGCCTGGGTTATTTATGATGTAAGTCTTGATAATATTAATCTGGTTGCCTCTGGCAAGATTGATTATAAAAAAGATAAGGACATATCTGTTAAGTTTAAAGCTATAGATAATGGTCTTACTTATCTAGTACAGGAGTTTAAACCTAAGCATGCGATTATTGAACAGTCAATTTATGTACAGAATTTTGAAACGAGCAGGATTATCTCGTATATTATTGGCTACAGTTGGGGAGTTCTCAGCGCTGGAGGATGCCAGGTTTCGGATGTAAATCCTTTAATGTGGAAATCTGGAATTGGATACAAGAATCTGGGCAAGAAAGATGCGGAAGCTCTCATTAACAACGGAGAGAAGGGTTCTCTCCAGGTTAAACAAAAGAATGAGAGAAAGAAGCGTGTGCGAGATATTGTAAGAAATTATTTTGCTACAGACGACATCAATATAGATGATGATGATATTATAGACGCTGCAGGTATTGGATTATGGTATTCTTTAAAAAAGATACGAGAGGTCAATAATGGCAAATGAGCCTTATAAAGATAAAGCTTTTTTGTATGAGATGTATGTTCAAAGAAGATTGAACTTAACTGATATTTGCAAGCATTTAAAAGATACTTACAACATTGAGGTTACTCCTCAGGCTATTTATAACTGGGTGAAGAAATATGACTTACTCAAGTTTAGAGGAAAAGGAAGAAATCTTAGTGGTAATACTCAGCAGCAAAAGCGTGAGAAGTCACCAATGCAAATAGAGTCCGAGAGAAGGAAACGAGAGATGAGAAAACGAGCTCAGCATAACAAGAAAATGAGGGGAAGATGAGAAGGTCGGTTACTACCAAAGATATTAATTCTTTTTCAAAACTCAACATGATTTATAATCAGGTCAGAGTTATTGAAGCCAAGATGAATCAAACAGACTACAAGTGCCTGGGCTCAGGTAAGTGCTGTCACATCGGGTTGTCTATACACATGGCAGAGTGTGCCAATATCGCTTTCAATTTAAGACAGCAATATTATCTATATCTTGAGGATAAGGGTTATGAATTTGCTGACAACTGGATTGATGGCGTTACAGAAGACCTTAAGGCTGCAATGTATGACGATAGCTGGCAGATCGGTGGTGAATCAAAGAGACTGTGCGCCTTTTATAAAGGTGGTTGCTCTATCTATGGATATAGACCAATGGTGTGTCGCACATTTGGTACAATAACAACGGTTGATGATTATTGCCCAAGAATTAGAAATGCCCAAGGCTCAATTGATTATTTTAGCGGTGAAGGCGTAAAGAAAGTAATCAAGATGTTCCAGGATTTCCTTAAGGAATACACAAGGGATAAAGACAAGGGTTATGATATGACCGTCTATATGCCATTAGGTGTATTAAGCTTCTTGCTTGAGCCAGAAGAGCTTTATGAGCTTCAGGATAAAACTGATCCGAAGTTCTGGAAGGCTGTTGACGGATGGGTTAACTACCGAGTTGAGTATATAAAAATGCATGGATACGATCATGATGTCCTTGAAAAAGAAGCAGAGATTATTGGTGTCCCATTAAGGTTTCCTAAACTAGAAACAAAGTAATGATAGTTTGGTCTGATAATCAACATTCAAAAGTAAGTGTTGGTTATGGCTATGTACCAGATCGCTTATATCCTTACCTTGAGAAATCTGATCTGCCGATTGAAAGAAGAACTCCAGAAACTCCAGAGGAGTTTACTGATTTATTTCGTGTAATTAATTTAGGGTACTTTTCTGAAATATACGGTAGTGATAAGATTTTAATCAA